GCGGCTGCCGCGTTACCAATCACTACACCATGTTCGGTAAGAGTAGCCACACCAGACCCGCCTTTTGCCACTATCAATGGATCAACGAGACCGATTGTGATAGTACCTGCACCGTTGGATATATCAACCTCGTTTTCAGTACCTGTAAGAGTTGCCAGCACCGGAACGGCACCACTATCGCCTATCGGTAACTGCCCGTCAGTGGCCTCCGCAAGTACGGTTACTCTTGCCGTACCAGCACCAACTATCAGACCATGTTCCGTAATCGTGTTCGTTCCTGTTCCACCCTGATCTACGCCAAGTATGCCGACAGAAGTGAGTTGTTTATTTACGTCACTAAATACCGGTTTACTGGCAATTAACCCCTCACTCGTTACATTAGCCGCAGAAAGATCACCGCTAAACTTAATTCCCCCTGTAAATTCTATGGGGTCATCATACGCAATAATCGATTGCACTGTCAACTCCGTCACAGACAATTGCTCATGACGAGCCGCGTGCCCTGCCGTCAGGCTCACTGCTAAGAAGCCCGCCACCAATCCTATCATCAATTTAGAATCTCTCATAGTTATTCCTCCTCTATTGGGCCCCCCTCGGGCAGATTAATAGTATCTATTATTTCCTGTAACAACTGTGCCCTTCCCTGACACCGAAGAAAGTCAGGCGCATCAATTAACCTGAACATTTTATTCAACTCTACTTGGTACTCCTGTAACTTCTCCACCAGCTCCTTGAACACTGGGTTCTGCTGTAGGGACTGCAATCTCTTCTGCTCCTCCAAACTCATCTCGAATAAGGTCATCCTGTAACTCCTCCCTTGTGGGCACATTGGCAGAACCTATTTCCTGTGCCGTTTTCAAATCAGCATTAGCAGCCATTCGCTTAGTTATAGAAGAACGCTGCTCATTCTCCGCAATTTGTGCCTGCAGTTTCAACTGATGTAATTGGAACTCCGTTTTAAGCCGCTGCTGTTCTATTTGCAACTTTAACTGAGCCGCCTGTGCATTCATTTGTTTAGTCTGCATATCCGCTTCTGCCGCCTGTCGCTCTGCATCAGCTTGCGCTTTCTGATTGACAGCCGCCACCTCAGCCTGTTGTTCCACCTTCTCCACTGATTCGATAACTGTGGTAACATCCATCTCTGCGCCCCTGAAAGCTTCACGCCACAATCCAGCTCGGCCCCTGAGACTGACCAAACCGGCATCCGGAGACTTAGTAATAGCGTCCAGGAGACCCAGACGCCGCTCAGCAAGATCGGCTTTCATCAAGGTTTCCACTGCTCCAGCGGGCACTATTTCCGCATCTCCGAGCAACCCGACATCTAATTGGTTTTCAAGATTACTGTCATACAAAGTCTTCAACAGAGGACACACAACATTCCGGTCAACATTTAATACCACCCTGCGAATACCCTTAGCGGCACTGTTCAACAGCATACTGATACCTGAAGCAGTGCGACCAACTCCGGGAGGCGGTTCGCCGCCAAGCAGATATTTTGGTATCCCGGATCTTACATCCGCCCATTCACGGAATTTTTCGAGAATACCAATAAGCTCATTTGCATTGGATTGAGGTTGTTTAAAATCAAGCGGCGGCAAAGACGAATTGCCTGGATTCCGAAACTGCCATAGCTTATGGGGAAAAGCGGTAGTCAGCTTAGTTCCTGCAACTACCCGGTTGATATCAGAAATCACTATCTGAAATCCGGAAGACAGTCCCATGTTATTTACCAGACTACGGGCAGAAGCGTTACAAACATCCTGAATATCCTTTAGTATCTCTGGAAGACTTCGATACCAGAAAGAACCCGGGATAGTCTGCCAGCCGGTTTTATAATACGGTTTCCGTCCACGGAGATCCGTATTCTCAAGAAACAACACCACTCGGCCGCCTACAGTGATCATCTCAACATGATACAATTTACCCGGTTTAATCTCCTTATTCCCCACAGGGAACTTGGTCCAGCCCTTCTCTCGAAGCTTGGTGCCTGTTAAAGTGAGCCAATATATCATCCCCTCTACTGTACCAGCCACTTGTTCTTCCCCCGTCTGGCCACGAAGAATAGGGGCTACCTCAGAATCAATCTCGTTCACATCACCACCGGACTTGGTCTCAAACTCAAACTCGACCAACTCAACCTGCTCCTGACTATAGTGTTTCTGCTTCTTCATCCAGAAGATATCAGCTAATGTATACCGAGTACGCTCAATAAAATCACCCTCAAACTGAACAGAAGACGCTGATGGATACGCGTCAAACGGACTGACCCTGCTGAAAGTGGGCACTGTCTCCCATTTATATGATACTTTCCCGTCTTCCCAACTTCGCACTTGGCGTTCCCGATAAATAGGACCTTTAAGAATACAAGCCTTAGTAGTGATAAGATCAAAAAGCAAATCTTGAAAAGCCTCAACCCAGTTACCCTCGACCAGTTGGTCGCTCATTTCCTTTTCCATATCCTTGGAACGCCTGATTGCTTCAACCTGAAGAGTATCATTAATAGTTTGACGCACCAACGGACGAAGCCTTACAATATCAGTCTCTTCCGGTTCCCTGCCAAGATTTTCCACAAAATCACGGGCAGCCTTGACGCCAGACATAAGGGCTACCTGCTGCAGGTCAGCAGGAACACGAGGAATTGGAGTAGGTTTCAGGCGCCAGGGTTTATCTGTTTCACCTAAAAAGACATCAGATAACCAAGACAGAGCATCTATGATTTTTTCTTCAGTAACCCCGAAGAAAGTGGTAGACATGCCCTGTTCTAAAAGTTTGGCCCTCTTCGTTGGGATGTATTCACTGTGCGTGGAATAGAGAGATTCAACAAGGGCTTCGTCTACTCCGGACTTCCGACGAGCGTTCATGTGGTTCTGTTTAAGGCTGGTAAGCAGCCCCTCAAGTTCAGTATACTTCGAGGCCCCCGTCTCAAGACGCAGTGCTGTTGATTCCGATTCTTCCAAAGCGGCAAGTGAAATAGTCTCATCAGCCATAGATACAATCCTTCCATATGTTTATGATTAATCTTAAACATAAATCGAGACATTTGTCAAGAGAAAAGATAAAAGTTTAACTATCACTCCCACACAACATTAGCATCTACCTCCACCGGCAGCTCTCCGCCACGCTGATATGGAAACTTGGGCGGCGTCTTCTCAACAGCGTAGCCCATGTTCCGGAGATACAGGCACAAATATTGCAGGGCATCATGGATATGACTATATTCATTCTTGTTTGGTTTGTCCGCGAAATCGGTCACTGTACTCTGCCTCAACTTCCGGTAGGCATAGGTACGGAGAAAACCTTTCCGCAGCATCTTGCATCCGGAATCTATGAGAAGGGCAGGACCCTTACTCGCGAGTCTGGACAGAAACCAGACAACAGACTCACGCCGGGCCAGGAAATCATTGGTGCTGGCCGCTTCACACTCGAACCCCTCGTCAGAGAGAATGGAAAAACAGGTCTGCTCCGTAGTCTGCGCCCGCTGACCCCCGGCCGGGTCTCCTGTCATCACCATATAGTAATTAGGATACTTTGCCGTGATAACCGGCTTGAAGTAATCTCTAATGAACCGCTCCACTCCGATTTCCTCACCACAGAGTTCATTAAGCACCCTGAGTTGCCCTTGCATAGTAAGTTGGGCCATGACACAGGAAACCGAAAGCCCAAAATCCCAGCCGATATACAAAGGGAGCCCCGGTAACGGCTTTAATGGGGTCTCGGAACAATGAAGAGCGTCCACGTATTCAGGATAAACAACCTTCCCGGCTCGTGTGCTGCCATACTGATTGAGTAGATAAACATTGATCCACTCCCGACTCTTACCGGGAATCATACGGAGGTAATAGTTGAAACCTTCGTCAGAATGTGCAATGTTCTCTGCTTCAGGGAGGTTAAAGGAACCATCATTTGGGACATACTGGGGAGTGGCACCAAGATCCAGGGGTCCCTGCCTCTTTTGAGTATCGCCGGCTATCTTGATTAATGCCGGGGGTTGAGTAAAAAATTGATACCCGTCAGGACATTCAATTTCAGCGAGGCGATACCACCAATTGGTATCATCCGGACTGTTGGTGTCGGCAATGATCCCCCTCCAGTTGCAGCCCCCCTCATCGCTCGAGGGAAAGCGGCCCACTCGCGCAGTAAGCGCGTCAAGACAATCTACGTTGAGTTCACTGGCCTCGTTCATCCAGCCCCCGGTGACTTCGAGGGACTTGAGCTTCCTGATATCATCTGGGTGGTCAAAACTCAAAAATATAACTTCTAAATCAACACGGGTTCCATCCGCGAGTTTGGCATTGAGATTGGATCTAATCGGCACAGATTCCCGGAGAGGGGCTATGGCGTCAGGGATCCATTCTCTCCAGGTCTTTATGGTAGTAGATATCAGGTCCAGATATGTATTCCTCAGAACCACCCAGCGGGAGCGCCTTACTCCGTTCCAGGGTTTCTGTTCCATGGCTCTTGAGAGAACTTCCATAACACACATGGTCGACTTGCCCGAGCCAAAGGGACCACGGACACCCCGGAAAAATTTATTGGAGACATGAAACTTGAGTCCCGTGGGAGATGGGTTATAGGGTCTTAGCTTCAGATCATCGGGAACTATACCTCGTCGTGCCGGCATTTAATTACTCCGTATGACTCTTTTTGTGGTGACTTCTTCAACTACTATCTGCTCAAGTTTCCGGAAGACAGTGTAAGCGGTTCCGGGACGCTGCTTCGCTCCGGCCAGGGCTTCCTTGACAGCCTCCTTACCAGTGACATGGCTGCTGTGGAAGCGAAGAGCCTCAGTCGGTCCACCGGTAGTAGTTACCGTCACGGCCTTATAGACTTCATACTTATCCGGTTTAACCCTTTGAGGTTCGGTTTCCGCAGGTGTGGGCTTGGGATCAAACGCGTGGGGGTCTGTGCCAAAAGTGAATCCTTCATTCTTCGTCATTGGTTCTCCTTGGTATTCCTATTGCCACGTTTAAGGTGATAGGAGGTTGTATGTCAGCGTGATAGGTACCATATTTCTTGGGATTATGGGCACGGAGCATTACTTCCATTAATTTATCAGAACGTTTCTGATATTCACCGCAATATTTCCCGGATTGCGAGTAGACAGGAACAGTTTCACCGTCGACTGCCCGTTTATGTGCCTCTTCTTCACGGATTCCCTGCCGCACATCGTCACGAATAGCCTCCGCCTCCTTTGCCATGACGGCAAACTCTTTAGATTTTCGCTTTAACATGGCATATTCAGGGAGACTCAGGCCAGTAGATACTATGTCCGCCCACTTCTTGCCCTCAGATACCGCGGAGAGTGTGGTAAGCACCCGCTGATGATCCTTGGGATGAATTAAATTATGGGGGATCTTCGCTAAATCCGTATTCATGATAATACTATAGCATAATTAAATAATTTTTCAAGAAAAAAGTAAAAGTTTTATTGCTTAATGGCAAATTTTTCCAAAAAAATATGGTGAGTTCTTCAATGTTTCAGGGTTAATGTATCAGTGGTCCTCGGGTCCCCTCATATAGTATCTCTTGCCCCCTTGCTCTTTGTCCAGTCCATCAATATACAACCGTCATTGGCGAGATGGACGGTAGGAGTCCCGTCCAGGGGCACTGTGCACTTAAGCATTGTGCTCTTAACAGTAGACTTCATGGGAGTAAGGTTTATGCAAGTTACAAAAACCCAAGACGTGTTGGCCGTAACGGCTGGCATCCATAAATGCACCGTCGAAGAAGTTATACCTGTCGAGTCAGCGGCCGGCGACGAGGGGGTGCGATTCACACTCTCCCTGGAAACTGACGGATTGGTATACGATAGGGTATACCTGTCCAAGAAGGCCCCGGAAGGCAGCCAGCGGTTAATCAACCGTATTACCACCGCTCTAGGGCTCCCCATGGGGGAGTGCACCCTGGACAACGGGCTAGTCGGTAAGGAGTGCTATATCCAGGTATACTTCGATGTGAAAAACCGGGCCCAAGTCAATTGGCTGGTCCCGGGAGAAGTCGAGAGGAGTAAAACACATCCCCCTCGCGCTGAAAACCCGTAACGGGTAAAACGGGGGTAGGTGGTTCAAACCCATCTACCCCCCTTCCCCTTCAAAAAAGAAAGGGGAAGGTTCTGTGGGCCTCTGAACTATCAACTCCACCTCAGTTGACCAAAGTTCAGAGGACAAGGGGGGCAATTCTTCTATACCCCAGCCCCCCTTTTCCCCTTTTTATCTTGAAACGAGACAAAATGTCTCACTTTAAGAGGGTTCTGTGACACCAAGAGTAGGTGTGACAGATGGTGTGACACAGGAAAAGGACGTGGTGTCACACTTTAACTCCTTCAGTTTGTGTTACTTATGTAAAGTGTGACACATAACTAGTAAATTTTTGATATTATAAGATATAGGTATAAATGGAACACTTTCCCTCTGTTTTCCTTGTTTCTCAAACAAGAGAAAACTGGATAACATTCCAAATATACCTTT